CCAACAGCTTCTGGAAAATCACTCATCATCTATTATTTGATGCGATACTACTTTCCAAGAAGGACATTGATAATCGTTCCAACTCTGTCACTTGTAAATCAAATGTATTCTGACTTTGATGCTTATGCAGACAAAGATTTTGAAGTAAAAAATCACGTTCATCAAATCTATGGTGGACAGGATAAGGAGTCGGACAAGGAAGTAATCATCTCAACTTGGCAATCATTGTACGAACTCAAGAAACCTTTCTTCAATGATTTTGAGGTGGTGATTGGTGACGAAGCACATTTGTACAAAGCAAAGTCACTTACAAAAATAATGAAAAACCTAGTGAATGCTCCTTATCGTATTGGAACAACTGGAACATTAGATGAAGTAGAGGTACACAGGTTGATTCTCACAGGGTTATTTGGACCAGTAAAGAAGGTCACGACAACAAAAGAACTTATCAAGAAGAAGACACTATCAGAAATAAACATTCGGTGTTTGGTTCTGAAGTATCCCAGAGAGTCGGCTATGATTGTGTCAAAACTGAACTATCAAGAAGAGATTGATTTTTTGGTAAGTAATTCTGAAAGAAATAAGTATATATGTAATCTCGTAGACGGATTGAGAGGTAATTCACTCGTATTATTTCAATTAGTAGAAAAACATGGCAACATTCTGTATGATATGTTGCAAGATAAACTGGACAACTCAAGAAGAGTATTCTTTGTATATGGAGGTACAGATGCAGAGTCAAGAGAACAGGTCAGGTCTATTATTGAAACTGAAAAAGATGCAGTCATTTGTGCTTCTTATGGGGTATACTCTACCGGCATCAATATTAGGAATTTGCATAACATTATCTTTGCTTCTCCTTCTAAATCACGTATCAGAAATTTACAATCAATAGGAAGAGGTTTGCGAAAGTCAGACACAAAGTCATCGGCTTCACTCTACGACATCGCAGATGATCTAACATTCAAGGAGAGGAAAAACTATACACTCAATCATTTTATGGAAAGAGTCAAGATTTACAGTTCAGAACAATTTCCGTATCATATATACACCATACCAATCAAAGGATGAATATGGACCCAAGCATCAAATACGTCAAACTTTCCACAGGAGATGAACTTCTCACAATTTTGGAGAAACCAGAGGGAGGACTTTTCCATTTCAAACATCCAATCAAAATATCCCACATCCTAGACGAAGACGGCGAAGATGGTGTGCGATTTACCAAGTGGATTCCATTTACAGAAGACCACTCCGTACCAGTATCCGCCAAGTACATCGTCACCATGGCTTCTCTTTCAAAGAAGATGAGTGAAATTTACGATGATATTCTAAAAGAAGTGAACGAACATCAAGAAGATTTCGTATCAGAAGAGATGCTCAAGAACATGATGATGAACTAGTATTGTCTGTATATACTATTATTCTTAATGACTACAGTCCTATTATATCGTCTGTGGCACAAATGTCAAGTGTAAAAAACATACTTGACTTTTGGTCTGTAGTCATGTATAATACTCTTATATGATTAAATTTATGAAAGGAACCCTGTGCCAAGAAAGAAACAACATTATGTTGATAATTCTAAACTCCTTGAGGTTATGAGCGAATATCGTGAACAATATCTAATTGCTAAAGATAACGATATAGAGCCACCACCAATCCCAGATTATGCAGGAGAGTGTTTTTTGAAAATTGCAGAGAAACTATCACATCGACCAAACTTTATCAACTATGCATTTCGTGAAGAAATGGTAAGTGATGGGATAGAAAACTGCGTGATGTATGCTAATAATTTCAATCCAGAGAAATCACAAAACCCATTTGCTTATTTTACTCAAATCATTTACTATGCGTTTTTACGAAGAATTGAAAAAGAGAAGAAGCAGTTGTACATCAAGTACAAAACGATGAACGAGTTTGATTCATTAGAAGAGAACTCCGATACCAGTTCTATGGAGTCAGAAGATTTCATCTCAACTGGAGCCTCACCTCTCACTTCAGATAAACGTGCTACAATATATGATTTCATTTACGCATTTGAAGAGAAGAAAAGAAAGAAGAAAAAACCTAAAGAGACAGTAGATACAAAACTTGCAAAGATGTCTCCTTTGACAACCTATCTCAACGAGGAACTTCCTGCATGAAATATGCACTCATAACCGATACTCATTTTGGAGCAAGAAACGATAGTTTGATTTTTGCAAACTTCTTTCGTAGGTTTTACGAAGAGGTTTTCTTTCCAACTCTCGTAGAACGAAAAGTGGATGGAGTGATTCACTTAGGCGACATAGTTGACAGACGAAAGTTCATAAACTACAAAACTCTCAACACAATGAGAGAAATCTTTCTTGGACCCTTGAATGAACTGAAGATACCAACCTCAATCATTATTGGTAATCACGATATCTATTTCAAGAATACTCTGGAAGTGAATGCTGTTCGTGAATTGATGGATGGGTATGATTATCTGTCTTACTATGAAGAGCCGTCGGTTGTGAAGTTAGGAAATACTGAAGCATTGATTCTTCCTTGGATATGTGAGGACAATCATGAGAAGTCAATGTCAATGCTTGAGAAGTCAAGATGTCCAGTTGTGTTTGGACATTTGCACTTAGAAGGAATTGAACACAATAAAGGTTCCATGAGTACAGATGGTTTTTCTCCATCTCTTTTCAAAGCTTATCGTAAAGTATTCAGTGGTCATTTTCATCATCGTTCTATCACAGGTAATATTCATTATCTTGGAAACCCATACGAGATGACATGGGCAGATTACAATGACCAGAGAGGATTTCACATCTTTGATACTGAAACATTGGATACAGAGTTTATACCAAATCCATTTTCCATGTTTCATAAAATCTATTATGATGACTCTGAAGGACAAGAACCAGAACAGGACTTGTCAAAGTACAAAGATTGTTATGTCAAAATCATCATCAAGAATAAGACCAATCAATATATGTTTGAAGCTCTGATGGATGGTCTTATCAAGGTTGGAGTGGGTAACATTTCAATCATAGATAATCTTTTTGACATTGAGGATTTGGGTGAAGATTTAGAGAGTATTGAAGATGTGGAAGATACGATGAGTGTAATCAAAAATTGTGTAGATAGTTTACAAATTACCAATAAAGGTGAACTGAATAAATTGATGCAAGACCTTTATAATGAGGCATTAACAGTGGAGACAGTATGAATAGACAACAAAGAAGAATGCAAGAAAGAAAAGAAAAAAAGAAAAACAGAATTCCAGAACAAAAGTTTGAGTTGAATATGTCAATGATTCAACCTTGGTCTACTTTTGTGATGAAGACAAAATTACCAGATGCTATTTTGGGTAAAATGCTTGAGATTACAGACGAGATGGTAGACAATGCAGAAAATGAAAAAAGTTGGGGTAAGAATCTTGCAGGACAAATAGAACACGAATTGTATGTAGACCATGAAAAATTACACGAAGCAGGAATATATGGATTCTTCATGGACATAATTCGTCACTACGTAGTTGCCGCTAAATCACAACAATACCCAGGCCAGGGACAAGCAATACAACAAGAAAAGTGGTTGACACAAATGTTGTCAATGTGGATTATCTCACAAAAAGATAACGAATACAATCCAATGCACATTCACACCGAGTGTCAATTGTCTTCTGTGATGTATCTCAAAATACCAGAGTATCTTCCAAGTAGAAAAGAAGGTAGAGAAGATGATGGAAATATTGTTACACAATCAAGAAGTAAAACTTTAGATGGAATTCTAAACAAAGAAGATGTAGTTTACGCCATTAGTGTTATGTCAGATATGATAACAAGAATAAAATCTTTGGAAGCGTATAAACCAAAGTCTAATAGTTCTTGGAATCCAGCGGATAATATACAACCAAATACAACAGGTTGACATGAACCATCATCAATATTTGCTAATGCATTGATATTGGTTAGGTTACCATTGGTAAATGCAGTGGTAACAATACCTGTAATAGTATCAATTGTAGACTGTACGTCAGCACAGTTCGTTGCACTCTGATTATTACCAGATGCATAGTT